GACGAAGAGTTGGCCGCGCAGGAAGAAGCACGCAAAAAGGCCGAAGCACGGAAGAAGCTGCCGGAGCGCGTGGACGCGCTGGAAGCCGCAAACAACGATATTATTTTGATGATGGCTGATTTGATTGGAGGCTGATTTTTATGAAAACCCTGAACGCACTCAAACTTCGCATTATGACCCGCGCTTTCAAAATCCGCATTGCCGCCGGTGAAGTCTTTGAAGACATCGCCGCCGACTACCCGTCCCTGACCACGGACGATCTGGAAGCCATCAAGGCAGAATTGGAAAAATAAGCCCGTGGCTTGATCCTATGAAAGGACGTGATACATATGGCAATCAAGCAGTACAGTTTGAAGAATGATGGTGCAAAGCAGCTCTCTCCCGCATTCCGTGTGCGTGAGTTCCGCTGCCGCGACGGCACCGACACCATCCTCATTGACGAGGGTCTTGTGGTGCTGCTGCAGTGCATCCGGGAGCACTTCGGCAAGCCGGTGACCATCACCAGCGGCTACCGCACGGCCAGCCACAACACAAAGGTGGGCGGCTCTAAATCCAGCCAGCACCTGCTGGGCCGGGCCGCTGACATTCAGGTGCAGGACACCGACCCGCTGGCTGTGGCCGCCTACGCAGAGAGCCTGATGCCCGGCTGGGGCGGCGTGGGCCGCTACCCGGTCAAGGCAGGCCGCACCAAAGGCTGGGTACATGTGGACACCCGGCCCAACAAAAGCAGATGGACGCAGTAAGGGGGTGATACCAATGGAGAGCATCATCTCAGCTATCCTTGCCGGTGCCGTGACCCTGATCGGAGTGCTGATCGCCAACAGCCGCAGTCAGGCCGTGACCGACACCAAGCTGGAAGAGCTGACCCGCGAGGTGCGCGAGCACAACAATTTCGCCCGCCGCGTACCCATTTTGGAAGAGCAGATGAAGGTGGCCAACCACCGCATCTCTGATCTGGAAGCAAACGAACACGAAAGAGAAAGGAACTAACTATGAACGCAAAGACCTACACCGCACCCACCATCTCCGCCGGTACCATCGCCCGCACCGCCTGCCTGCTGCTGGCCCTGACCAACCAGATCCTCAGCGCCTGCGGCAAGCCTGTGCTGCCCATCGAGAGCACCACCGTGGAGCAGCTGGTGACCGCTGGCATCACCACCGTGGCGGCGCTGATTGCGTGGTGGAAGAACAACAGCTTCACCACCGCCGCGCTGGAGGCCGACAAGACCTATGACCGGCTGAAGAGCCAGATCGGCAAGTAAGCCAGCCGCACTACTTAGCCGCCCCGGCGGCAGGCCGCAAGGCCGCATAGCATGACAACAGCCCCGTGGTTCCGGTGATTCCGGTTCCACGGGGCTGTTTTTGTTTGCAGCGCATTCCGACATGTTGCGACACATTTTAACACTTTCAGCATATTTCCGGCATTTTCCAGCTAGAGTTGTACCGGAAGGAAGTGTAAAAAATGACCACTTATGATATGACCGATTTTGCCGCACAGGTGGACGGGGTGCTGCGCCCGCTGGGCATCACCCGCAATATGCGGGCTTACCACACTCTGAGCGAGGCGCTCCGGCTGATCTGCGAGCAGGAGGACCGACTGGAAGCTGTCCAGAAGGAGATCTACGAGCCCCTTGCAGACCGCCATTGCTGCGACTGGACTGCCATTCAGAGCATGATTCGTCGTGCCGCACAGACCGCATGGGCCACCAACCCCACGCAGGTGCAGCGTCTGGCAGGCTACCCGCTGACCGGCTGCCCCAGTGCCGTGCAGTTTCTGGAGCTGCTGTATAATGGGATGGTGAGAGGGGTGTAAATCGCCTTAGCCCAAAAAGTGGGTTGCAAAGTGGGTTCAAGCAAAAGAAAAGCACCCGGAAACTTACGTTTCTATGTGCTATTTCTTGGTGGGCGCGGGTGGATTCGACTAACTCTTTCACCCCGGCGGCCATTGCAGCGGATCAGTATCTGGAGCAGCGCAAGAAGAGCGTACACTAATGTTTTCGTGACGCTGCGAAAACATACCATTTTCGGCACCTCACGAAAATGGTGACATAGCAAAGCCCTGATGCTCCAAACGGAACACCGGGGCTTTTTATGTTGGCAACCGTGTAGGCAACTAGTGAAGTCTTACACGGTCTGTGGCGTTTCCTCAATTCCTTTGCAATGGAAAATCCCCCGCAGTTTTCACGAAACTACGAGGGATTTTCTTGGCGGAGTAGGAGGGATTTGAACCCTCGCGCCGTTGTTTAGACGACCTACGCCCTTAGCAGAGCCAGAAAAAGCCACGTTGAATCGTTGCGGAAATCGGGCTTTGCAGGCAACCCGGTCAGCTACCCACATCCTCGTTAAAAATGGCCGTTGCACGCTCAACGGCGGCCAGCTTATCCTCAAAAGGCTGGTGGCGGCTGTAATGCTGCGTGATATCCTTGACAGCGTGCCCAAGGATTAGCTTTTGCAGAAGTACCGGCACCCCGGCGGCCTCCATGGCCGTTGCCAGCGTGTGGCGGCAGCTGTGGGCCGTCATGTGCGGCCTGCCTCCCCAGCGCTCCACGGACGGGCACCAGCGGTCATAGAAGTGCTCACGGCAGCCATCAGCCAGACCGTGGGTGGCCACCTGCATGGCCTCGGCCACCAGCGGCACAATGGCCGTGGCTATGGGGATCTCCCGGTTTTTGCCTGCTGCCGTCTTGATGCCGCCCACAATGCGCTGCTGCTGCAAGTCAATGTTGGTGAGATTCAGCTGCATCAACTCGCCCGGCCTCATGCCGGTATAGCACAGGATCAGCGCATACCGGGCCAGATCGTCCCCGGCGCGGTATGCCCGCCACATCCCGTGCACCTCGTCCACGGTGTAAGCGTCCCGCTCACTGTCTGGCACCGGCGGCAGTTCGATCAGGGCCGTTTTGTCCTGCGCCATGTCTAGCGCCTCGCTGGTGACGGCTACCTCATACAGCTTGCCCAGCAGCGTTTTTATATCCCTGTGGGCATAGTAGTCACCGGGCGCGGCATCCGTCAGCTCCTGCAGTACCTTAAAGGGAATCTGCCCCACGACCTGCATTTGAACCTGTTCCAGCCTGCGCCATGCGGTGCCATAATGGCTGCGCTTGTCCTTGCTGAGAGCCTGCCACTTTTTTGTTTCCTGCAAGGCCATCCAGCAGTCAATAAGGCGCATGGATCTGGGTGCCACACCGGTGCGGGTGTATCTGTCCAGATACTCCTCAGCTGCCGCCCGTGTGGGAAAGCCGCCCTTTATGCGCTCAAACACCAGCACGCCTCCGCGATATATGCGCGACTGTGCGCACCATGATTTTCCCCGGCGGTACACGCTGCCTTTGCCATTGGCACGCTTGCGCGGCTTTGGCGCTGCCGTGCGCTGCTGCTTTTTCCCGCAGTAGGGGCAAAACAGCGCGTCCTCTGGGATATCCCGCCCGCAGGCGGTTCTCTGACATTTCAATATTTATACCTCCGCTTGCATACTTTGCCCGGCGGTGGTATTATAGATCTGCAAGTTTTGGCTTGTTTGAGATCTACGATGCTACCGCAGGCATCCTGATCGGAACCTCTCCCGGTGTTGGCGCACTGGGGGAGGTTTTTTGTTTTTTATTTTTCCTCGGGATCATCATTCTGCGCAGGTGAGACGTCCTTGTGCAGCAAGGAGCCAACTGCTTCCGCCGCCGCTCCATACAGAAAGGAAAGAGCGAGATAGCTCAGACCGCCCATGAGCGCGCCGGAACACAACGCCGTGACCATTTCCCACCCCTGCACCATATAATAGGCAACAAATCCGATGCCGCACAAAACGGCAAGTATTTTTATTGCCAGCGGAATTCGATAATTTTTCTTTGGCTCCGGTACAACTGGCTGCGTTGATGAACCTTTTCGCTTTTTTCTGGCGCTCTCCTCCACATAGGATATACCGGTGCCCGGAATAGAGGCCGTGATGCGATCCTTTCCATTAGCTGTTTTCGTGTATCTAAGCCCCTTAACGCCGTAACTGTACCCGATGCCAGATTTGCTAAAATTGATACGGAGACCTCCCAGTTTTATGCTTTTTCTGAATCGCAACCCCATAATATTGCACTCCTCTTCTGGTTATGCCGAATATTGCAGGCCGTAGATATGGACTTTCACTTGACGAGAACCTTGAAATTCCACATTGCTGTAGTTCATTTTTAAACTGTTTAAAGTATAGTTTCCATCATACATATATTTTGTCCCAATTTTCTTGATATCGCTCCATGCCTGTTTAATTTGTTCATCGGAAAGCGAGTCGTCCATGACTTTCAAAAAATCTCGGAAAACAGGGTAAAGCGCAACCGATTCTTCTGGGCCATCATCTATAAGAATTTCGAGGCCGTTTCGGCTATTGACCATCTCAATATAAAAATCGCCAGTTGAGATTAAAGCCTTTGCTTTTACGTTTCCCTGCTGTATTTGCTCCTCTTCAAAAGGATATTCAGCAATTTCATTATATTTCTGAAAGAAATGATTCAATCCCTTATCAGATTTGAAATACTCCGTTGACACTTCTGCAGGTTGCGAAATAGCGGACGTAGTTTCCGATGATACTGAAATTCTGCTTTCACCGCAAGCCGTCAGGCAAAGAACCATCACGCCTGCCACTACGCCGATTCTGGCTACTCCTTTCATGCTCTCACCTCCGTGTTTTAGATATCCCTGCAAAGCCCCACGGCCTTGCCCTCGATCGTTACGGTGTTCATGTCCTCTTTGGCAAGGATAATGCTTTCAAAGTTCGGGTTTTCGGCCCGCAGCTCGATAAAGTTGCTGTGCAAATATACCCGTTTCAGGGTGGCCTCTCCCTCGATCCGCACAGCGGCAACCTCGCCGTTTTCCACCGTGGGTTGACTGCGGATAGCTACCAGATCGCCGTCATGGATACGCGGCTCCATGCTGGTGCCCTCGCAGGTCAGCGTGAAGGTGGCGTGCCATTTTGAGGGGACACAGACCATGCGCTCCACGTTCTCCTCTGCCGTGATCGGCGTGCCGCAGGCGATCCGGCCAACCAGTGGCACCTCTGTCATGGCGGGCATTGGCTGAAATCCCGGCGGGATCTCGCCACTGTTGGGGGTGCTGCTCTTGCACAGGAGATAGTCAATTGACACCCCGTAAAATTCTGCCAACGCAATGAGCGTTTCCGAGTTTGGCTCTCTTGTGCCCTTCTCATAGTTCACATACGTTGTGTACGGCATATTTAGTCCGCGTGCAGCCTCTCTCATATTGAGCCCTTTTTCTTGACGGAGCTGAGATAGGCGATTCATTTGCACCAACTCCTTTCTAGTTATTATAATACACATTTTGAGTAATGAAACAATGCGTTTTACTCAATTTGGGCGGTTTAGACAAAAATCGGCTGTTCAAATTGGGTAATTTTTTTCTTTACAAATATTCGTTTCGGGTATACTATAATAGTGGTTACTCAAAACGAGTAACGAAAGACAGAAAGGAGATTTCAAGGTGTCTTATCCCAATATTAACGCAGAACGCAGCCGGGCAGGAATGACCGTGGAAGATCTTGCAAAGCACCTCGGCGTGACGCGAAAGACTGTTTACAACTGGATGGCCCACGGCAGCATCCCACAGTCAAAACTTGTAATGATGTCGGATCTGTTCCATTGCTCCATTGACTATTTGCTGGAACGGGAGCCGAAAGCGTGAGGAGGGAATTTTGATGGATAGATATATGATCTCTATCCCGGCAGTGGGCCCCTGCAAACTGGCGGCCTGTGACGATGGGGACAGCATCAAGCTGGAAACCATGCAGGAACTGGTGGGTGGCCCTATCGAGGTAACGCCCAGCTGTCTGGGCATAACGTGGGCGCGAGAGCCGGTAGACGGCATTGACCTGATCGTCAACGAGGAGGGGCGGCTGCGCCATCTGCCGTACAATGGCCGGGCATCCGATCTGTGGGAGGGCGGCGGTATTTGCCTCCTCAATGGTGACGCGCTGCTGGCAGCTTCCAAGGGCGAGGATCTGATTGGCTTTACAAAGCCGGTGTGCAAGACGCTGGCCGAGTTTTGGAGCCTTGACATGGAGGACGGCACATGGAACGACTGACAGCCCAGCGGTGCAGCGGCATCAAGAGCGGCTATTGGAGCACCGCCAAAAAGGACGATCTGGTGCAGCGCCTCGGCCAGTACGAGGACACCGGCCTCACGCCGGAAGAGATCCGGCGCATGAAGGACGCACAGGCTGCCGCAGCACGCGGCTAAGGAGGACAGCATGAAAGCACTTGTCAGGCCACAGGTGGCTGTGGATTACCTGCGGGATGTGGGTTTTTCCATCGGCAAGGACCCCTGGACGCTCGGGGTGCCGCGCGC